ATAACTTTGCTAGACAGTATTTATATAAACTTATTAATAAATCAGTAAAAAAAGTTTTAAAAAAATAAAAGAGGTGACAATGTAACCTGCTTTTATGTGTTATTATGGTATTGTGGAAATTTTGAAAGAACACCACAATCAACAGTTAATCAACACTTTGTCAGGAAGAAACTCGAAAGGGTTTCTTTTTGTTTTATTCGAAAGGGGAGTTATATGTACCATGCAGGATTAGGAAAATTTGTTAATGACAATTATATAAAGAAGATAACTACAAAAAATAAAATTAATAAAAATATTATATTTGGTTATGTGAAAGACAACATATACTATGAATTAAATGAAATTGTTGAAGACATTGATGCGTATATCAATAAATTAGAAACGGAAGGATGTGTTGTTTACTTTGTCAAAAAAAAGAAGATCTCTAGAAGAAATCCAAACACTGGTCAACAAAGGGAATGAACATGCATTCTACGTATCAAGAGAGTGGAAGGACGTAAGAAAAGAAGTATTAAACAGAGACAATAATGAATGTCAAAGGTGTAAAGGAAAATTCGTTGTTGATCATCATCCAATCAAAAAGGTATGTGTAACAAAAGCAAGGTATGTACATCATATAAAACCCATGAAAGATTATTTTAGTTATGCGCTAGATATGGATAATCTTGTCAGCTTGTGCTTCAGTTGTCATGAAATTGTTGAAGGAAGGTCAGGGAAGTGGAAGAAACCATCAAAGAAAAGATTAACCGAAGAAAAGTGGTAAGCCCCCCGGTGAATTCTCGAATGCTGCACTTAAATGGAGAACGGGTATGTGGCTATAACTAAGTAAGAATATCTTCGCGTATGTGATAGACGGTATTGAGCTGAAATAATTGAAAGGGGTGATAGCATGAAAAAAAGCGAAGTTAAAGAAGATTTAATTGATCAGCTGATTGCCAAAGGGAAACACCAGTCTTTTTATACCGATCTGGTTGATGATTATATGAAATACTGGGATTTAAAAAGGAAACTTCAAAAAGATATTCGAGATAAAGGACTACGCTATGAAGTCACATCGGGTAATGGTTTTGTCAGCGAAAAGCCTAATGAATCCATACAGAATATCATGAAGGTAACATCGACAATGCTTAAAATACTGCAGGATTTAGGGCTTCAAAACCCGGAGACAAAGGAAGATGATGCAGATGATTATATCTAGTGATATTAAGTGATCATATGTAAAGAAATCAATGATTATCTCGACTGGTGTAACAGGAATCCTGACAAGATAAATAAGCAGCGAAAAATGCTGATTAAGAATATTGTCAAGCCAACATTAGCTAGAAATGATGTGTTTTTTGATGAAGAAATGTATAAAAAATGCATTAAATACTGTGAAAAAAACTATTATAAACTGTTTCCGTATCAAAAGTTTGTATATGCTTTTGTTTTTATGTATGTAGATGATATTCCATTATTTCCAACCTTTATTATTCTGATGGGACGGGGAAATGGTAAAGACGGCTTTATGATGCCGTTGATGAATTTTCTGCAAACCCCAGTATATAATATTAAAAATTATCACATTGATATTATTGCTAACAATGAGAATCAGGCTAAAGATAGTTTTAATGTCGTATATGAAATGCTTGAAACACATTGGAACAAGTTCAAAGGTAAATTCTATAAATCAAGAGAAAAAATTCTTAATTTAGTTACACGCAGTGAGCTTAGATTTAATACATCTAATGCGAAAACAAAAGATGGAAAAAAATCAGGAGCTTTGCTCTACAATGAATATCATGCATATGAAAACTATGATCAGATAAATGTTTTTGCTTCACAGCTGGGTAAAATAAAACATGCAAGAAAATTTATTATCACTACACAAGGCTATGTTCGTGACGGTCCGTTGGATGAACTGCTATCACTGTGTAATGAAATATTAAGGACGGGGAATAACGAACTTGGTTATTTTCCTTTTTTATGCTGCATTGATGATATTAAAGAAGTTGAAATTCCTGGATGCTGGATAAAAGCAAACCCATCAATTGACTATATGCCGGCTTTGAAAAATCAGATTCACTATGATTATCTTGAAATGAAAAAACTGCCATCAAAACGAGCTGAATTTATTACGAAACGTATGAATCTTCCTGCTCGCAATGATGATGTACAGGTAGCATCCTGGGAAAATATTCTAAGTGCATGTTATTCAGATGTTGAATTGAAGATTCCTAAAGAAATGCCGGATATGGCAGGCAGAGACTGTATCATCGGAATTGATTATGCTGATATTCGAGACTTTGCCAGTGCAGGAATTCTTTTCAAGATTGATGGCGAATATATTTGGCGTCAGCATACCTGGTGCTGTAAAAATAGTCCGTATTTTGAAAACATCAAATTTCCGTTAATCAACAATTTAGGTATTCCAAGTTATACGGATTACGAAATTGTTGATGATACAAGTTTATCAATACCTGACATCGTTAAATGGTGCATGGAAGCGATGAAAAAGTACAATGTTAAAAAAATTGTCATGGACACGTATCGTTTTAAGCTGTTTCGAGAATGTTTTCAAACTGTTGGTATTAGCGAAGAAACAAAGAAAGACCCGTATGGTATTGTAAGAATGATTCGAAACCTGGGCTCTATAAACGTATTAACAGCCCCAATAATTGAAAAAGCATTTTCAGATAACAGGATAAACTTTGGTGATAGTGCGATTATGCGCTGGTACACTAATAATACATCTGTAACTATCGATAAATATGGAAATAAGGCATATGGGAAAATTGAGCCTAAACTAAGGAAAAATGATGGTTTCATGTCATTTGTGGTTGCTATGAGTGCGGAAAATTTATTAGATGAAGTTGTTATATACGTCTAAAGGAGGTGATTAAGATAGCTTTTAACTTTAGAATTAAAAAGAAAGATAATGAGGGGAATATTGTTGATTTCTACATTGACATGATTGCCACAAAGAATTACTTGACAAACTTAGCCTTAGAAATAGGGTACAATAAGATTGCAGATTTAATTTCAAAATGTCATTTTGATGTAATATCCGATGATCATGATGCATCTGTGACTGATTATGTATTAAATGTGCGACCAAATCCCAATGAATTTGCAACTGATTTTTGGAAACAGGTTGTCTTGAAGATGTGCAGTGATAGCGATGGATGCCTAGTGGTTCAGTTAAGTGACAGCAGTATATATCGGGCAACTAACTTCACCGAAGATAATAGTGTAACCTGTGCACGAAATTATACTAATGTTACAATTGAATCTGGAGGCAAGACGATGAATTTAAATCGTACTTTCACAAGCGAAGATGCGGTCTTATTCAAATATAAAAATGACAGGTTATTACGTCTTTTGAGAAAAGTAAGTGAAGAAAATGAGATTGGCTGGACAGCTGCAATCAAAGGCGTTAAAAGTAAACTGCCTAAATATAAGTTAACTCTTCCTGGTGGCGGAACTTTAATTGACCGTGAAACTGGTAAACCTATGACAGGAAATGAGTATTCTGAAAAAGTCAAAAAAGAATTAACTAGTGATGATTTACGCGTAATTATTCAAAGCAATGGGATTGATATTAGTGCTATTGATTCTAAATGTACTTTAACTTCTCAAGATATTAAGGCATTAAAAGATGAAGTATTTACTAATACAGCGATTGCCTTGGGGATACCGAAGAGTGTTTTTTATGGTGAAGTAACAGAAAAAAGCGATGCAAACAATGAATTTATTACATATGCTGCCAGTCCTATCATCGAGGAATTGAATGACGGGATGAATCACTGCTGGGTCGGTCAGGATGCATATGTTAGAGGTGATCGCATTTTGGTCAATACATTATGCATTAAACATATCGATGTTATCGAGAATGCTGGAAACTTAGATAAGCTGTATTCGAACGGCTGGTGCCACAATGATATCTTGAAATTATTGAATCAGCCGATCATTGATGAACCATGGGCATGGGAAAGAAGATTTACTAAAAACTATAGTACTGATTTGAAAGGGGGTGAAAAATGACGATGAGAAATAATGAATGCAAAAAATTTTATGAATTCAGCAGGATTAATGAAGAGGAAACTGAGCTATATATATTTGGTGATATAACATCATGGAAATGGAAAGATAGTGATGTAGGAGCGTTTAACTTTGCAAAAGAACTGTCAGAAATTGATACTAATTTAAGAGTCCGGATCAATTCTTATGGTGGGGAGGTAGCTGAAGGGTTAGCAATATATTCACTTTTAAAGACTTTTAAGCATAAAGTCACAACTGTTTGTGATGGTTTTGCATGTTCAGCGGCATCAGTTATTTTTATGGCAGGTGAAACAAGAATTATGACCAATGCTTCACTGCTGTTGATTCATAATGCATGGAGTTATGCCAGCGGTGATGCTAATGCGTTAAGAAAACAGGCAGATGATTTAGAAAAAATTACTCGACCATCGATTGAAATTTATAAAGAAGTTTCAAATCTGGATGAAGATACGATTCAAAAAATGATGGATGAGGAAACCTGGATTACTCAGGATGAAGCACTTGAGTGGGGGTTTGCAACTGATATTCAAAAAAATGCTGTAAACCAAAGTATCAATGCTCAATATCATTTAGGACATGAAATTATGCGCAATAAAGAGCTTGCAAGAGAAAATAGAAAATTAAAAGAGGCATTATCAAAGTTTGAGGATAAAAAGTCAAATGGTTGGGATGCTTTTTTTGATACAAAAAACTAAAAAGAAAAGAGGTATATTATGAAATTTAATAAAATCAATAGTGCAACAATTAATAAAGCAAAAGAAATTTTAGAAAAAGCAGAAGATAAATCCAGTGCTATTGTAGAGGTTGCGGAAATGTTGATAGGTGACCGGTATGAGGAACTGATTAAAGAAGTTGTTGCTGAAGCAAATAATGCTAACGCAAACAATGCTGCAAATGCTAAATTAGGTTTAAGAACACTATCAAACGAAGAAAATAAGTTTTACGATCTGCTAAAGAATGATGTTAAGCAGGCAATCACAGGGAGCCAAATTGATTTGATTCCTAATACGATTGTTGATAACACATTGGCAGATATTAAAAAACAATCTGACTTGTTATCATTATGCACATTTGCACCTGCCGATGTGAAAAAATGGTTAGTAGCCTCAAAATCAGGTACATTTGCATGGGGTGAATTGACCGGTGCGGTTGTAGGTGAGTTAGGAGCAACATTTACATCATTAAATATCGAATTAGGAAAATTAACTGCATATTTAGTTATTCCTAAAGCAATTCGTGATTTAGCAAATCCTTTTGTCGATAAATATTTTAATGCTATTTTAGGAGATGTCATGCATGACGGTTTAGAGTATGCTTTTTTGCAAGGTGACGGTAAAACTTCACCAATCGGTGTATTCAAACATATTGAAAAATCAAATGAAGATGGTACACGTAAGGATAAAACAAAACATGCGACATTAACCGGTTTTTCACCTAAACAAATGGCCCCGGTTAAACAGCAGTTATGTCATAAAGGCTTAAGAACAATTCCAGGACTTGCATTAGTCTGTAACCCAATGGATGAATTTGGTTATATCGATCCAGCGCTGTATGCACAGACATATGCTGGTAATTATGTGATGTGTTCAATTGATAAAATCAGAAAGATTCCTACAGCAAACTGTCCTCAAGGGGCTGCTGGTTTTTTAATTGACAGCCCAGACTACTATACTATGGGAATTTCAGGCGTCAGCATTAAAGAATACGATCAGACAAAAGCTCTTGATGATGCAGATGTTGTAATTGGAAAATGCTACGGCAACGGTAGAGCAGTAGATGATGATGTATGCTATTATTTTGACCCTACTAAACTTGAAGAATTTGTTCCAAAATTTTTTCAAGTGAATAACCCTGCTGCAGCTAGTGAGTAAAAATGAAATTTCGTTTAGATGACAAAACTTTAGAGCAGCTTATAGATGAAATGAGGGATGGGTTTCAAATCCCTCATTTTTATAAAGATTCATCATTGAAGATGGATTTTAATGAAGCTGACGGATATTTTTATTCGCTTTGCCCTGATGTTGATTACGATACTGATCTAATAGCCAGAGGACTGTTGAAGAATTATGTGCTGTACGCGTATTATAAGCGTATTGATGAATTTAAAATAAACTATGCATCAAGCATTTTAGAATGGCAGTTTTCAAAATTTAAAGGAGTTGTTGAAGATGAAGAGCAGGATTCAACTGCCGGTTTACAATGATGGAGTAGCCAAAATATATCGTATTTGTGAAGATGATGATATTCAGGCGACTAAATATCTAAAATATACTGGAATGTGTGTATGTTATTGTGAATTGAGTATCAGCGATAAACTGAGAAGCAGTATAGAAGCTAATGGAATAGATATTACTTCAAAAATAAGACTTCCGTATATGAAGAAATTAATTGATTCAAACTGCGTACTTAAGATTGATGGTGGATATCAGAAAGTATACAATGTATTTCATTATAAAGATAGCAATGGTTTTAAACATAGTGATATTACTTTGACAAACTGGGAGGATCATTATGAAGAAAGATGAATTAATAGAACTTCTTAAATCTCTTGGGATTGCTGTTAATGAAGGTGAGTCGTCTATTGCCAACTCTAAAGTGTATCCAAGGATAGTTTTTTGGGACTATATCTGGGAAGATAAAGTAGCAAGTGACGAAACATATTCCACAGTAGAAACGTATCAGATATCTTTTTTTGCTCGGGAGCCAAGAAATCCGGCGTTATTAAAATTAAGAGACAGATTGAGAGAATATGGAATTCATCCGATTATACAGCATGAATATATTGCAGATACAGGGAAAGATAAAAAATATTATCATTCCTTTTTTAATCTGGAAGTTACAGTTGAAAATGAATGATGAATTTGATGGTTTCTTGGATTTGAACAAGTGTCTAGAAGATTATATAAAGCTTTCAGATCCGCAAAGTATGCTTGATGAAGAGGAAAAAATTGCACAGAATTTTGTCAATGACCTAAAAAAACTGCCAAGGCCCAGATCGAAAATATCAAAAGCAGGATATACTCACCTTATTGATACATTTACGTATAGACGGACGAAAGATGATATTGCAGTGGGATGGGGAAAATATTATGGAAGAATGGTCGAGGATGGTTCTGTTCAGATGAAAAAAGGTGGAACACCACATCTAGTACCGACATGGAATAGAAATTCAGATAAATATATCAGTGATTTTAAAAAGAGAAACAATTTGATTTAGATAAGGAGGAAGAATAAGAATGACAAACAAAGTAAAGAAACCACCTGTTAAGGAAACAGTCGGTGGATTAAGATACTGTTTTAATATACCAGATGAAGAAAGTGCTGATTTCACACCAAATTATGATGCAGAAGTTATAACTTCTAATGTGGTAAAAAATGTTTCAGTCACAGAAAATGGCGATACGGTCGAAGTTAAAGCATCGGGAGCTGTTTATGATTCTGTGACCGATGTCACATCAATCGAAATAGCGGTTGAAGTTGTTGCTTTTCCAGCAGAAGATATTGCAAAGATGCGCGGTGATAAAATAAGCTCTAATGGACTTATTTCAAGTGGTGCACCAAATGACAGACCATTTTTTGCATTTGGGAAAACGGTAAAATTACGTAGTGGAGAAAAAAGATTTCAATGGTATCCAAAATGTAAATTAACAAGTAATACTGATGATATTGCAACTAAAGAGGATTCTTTTTCTGAGCAGAACGATACCTTAACAATTAAAGCATATCCCTTTGATGAAGATGGAAATATTGTAAATGAGGTAAATACTACGGTAAAAGCAATAGAGGGATTAACAGAAGATTTATTCTTTAGTAAACCAATATTAAATGATAAAGATCTTCAAAGTGTTGTGAGCAAAGAGCAGGTATAGTATATGGATGAACAAGATATTCGCTTGGAAAATGGTGAACTTTTGAGTGTTAAAGTTAATTTTTTAACTCTATATTTAATCAAGAAAACAGGGATTGATAAATTACAAAAAAAATTAAAAACAGCAAAAAAAGAAGCAATAGAAGATTTAAATATTGAAATCGCAGCAAAAATGATTTATGTCATTTTGCGTTCAAATGGTAAAAAAGTTGATGAGGAGGAAGCAATGATGCTCGTTCCCATTGATGCTGGTGAAATAGAAAAATTATTTATTGAATTCAAAAATAAGATGGAAAAGCTGAAAAAAAAAGAGGATATGAAGATGTAGAGGATGAAGATATAGGAGAAATGAATTTTGAAGAAAATCTTTACTTTGCATTAAAAATTCTAAATATGACTGAAGAGGAGTTCTGGAATATGTCTCCTTTTTTGTTTGATGAATTATTGAGCATACATCTTCGTATAGAAAGGAGTAAAGTTAAAAATGGCAGATGATTTAAAAAAAGTAGGTCTAGTATTCAAGGCTGATGGAACAGCAGACTTTGCAAAATCATTAAAAACTATTAACTCCTTAACTCAGGAAAATTACTCTTCTTTTAAACTGGCAAAAAGTCAGTGGGACAGTTCTACTAAGTCAATGGACAAGCTGAGAGATACTCAAAGATATCTGTCAAGTCAAACCGATGCTTATACAGCAAAAGTTGATACCTTGAAAGAAGAACTAAAAAATCTTGAAAACGCTGAAAACCGTAACGAAAAAGCAATTTCTGATAAGAAAAATGCTTTAAATAATGCACAGGCCACTTTAAATAACTATAAAAAAGGGCTTGATGAAGTAAACGGAAAATTAAAAAGCGGTTCAGCACAGATTGAAGAATATGCAAAGAAAATAGAAAACTTCGGCAGCAAAACAAAGGAAGTAGGCGGTTCTCTCAGTAAGAACATTACTGCCCCAATAGCTGCTGCAGGAACTGCTGCATATGCAGCATGGATGTCAGTGGATGAAGCATACGATAACATTGCTGTAGGAACTGGCGCAACAGGTGATGCGTTATCTAAACTACAAGAAAGTTTTGATAATGTTTTTGCTAAAGCTCCATTCGATGCAATGGATATTTCAAACTCACTGGCTGATCTTAATACACGTTTTGGATTCACTGGCAAAGTATTAGAGGATGCAAGTGAAAAGTTTTTAAGATTTGCATCTGTAAACAAAACAGACGTATCGAACGCTGTAGCGCTTGTAAGCAGGGCAATGGGTGATGCTGGTATACCCGCTGAAGAATATACATCAGTTCTTGATGCTTTGACAACCGCTTCTCAGGCAAGTGGTATTTCAATTGATGCTTTAACTGGGAATATCACAAAATATGGAGCCCCAATGAGAGCACTTGGTTATACCACTGAGGAAAGCATTGCAATTTTCGCAAGCTGGGAAAAAGCCGGAGTAAATACCGAAATAGCATTCAGCGGTATGAAAAAGGCCATATCTAATTTCAGTGCTGAAGGGAAAGATGCGAAAGTTGAGTTTAAGAAAACATTAGAAGAAATAGCAAAATGTCCGGATATAGCAAGTGCAACGACAAAAGCAATAGAAGTTTTCGGAACTAAGGCCGGTCCAGATTTAGCTGATGCTATAAAAGGCGGCCGATTTGAGTTTGAAGAAATGCTTAAACTTGTTGAAAGTTCTAGTGGGCAGCTTGATGCAAGTTTTGAAGCAACTATGGATCCAGCAGATAAAGCTAAAGTTGCATTAAATAACCTTACTCTTGCCGGAGCGGCACTGGGAGATGTTATTCAAAGTGCCCTTGGGCCGGTGTTTGAATCTTTAGCAGATATTTTAAAAGATTTTACAGAATGGTTTAAAAATCTAAATCCGGAAATAAGACAGACAATTGTTTTTGTCGGTGGGATAATTGCTGCAGTTGGACCGCTTCTTGTTTTAATTGGTGCTTTGGCAGGACCGATTAGTACGGCTCTTGGATTATTCGCAAAATTTAAATTAGCATTATTTGGTACAGCAGAACAGGCGGGAATGATGGGAACGTTGGTATCAGGGCTTACAGGACCTATCTTGGCGGTTATTGGTATAATTGCTCTTGTGACAGCTGCATTAATCGACCTATATAACAATAATGAGGAATTCAGGAAAAATGTAAATGATATGATCAGTAACCTGATTGAGATTTTACAGACTTTGTGGAATTCTTTTTTATATCCTATATTAACAGCAGTAAAAGATGTGTTACTGGATATATGGAATAATGCGATACTTCCTGTTTGGGAAACAGTGAAAAACTGCATTGCTGACATAATAGCTAAACTTTCAGGACTAATTGAAGTGCTTACACCCGTTATCAACTTCATTATTCAGCTGCTTTCTGCATTATTAATTCCCGCGTTTTTGCTTTTAGCAAATACAATAGGAGCAGTTGTTTCAGAAGCTATTTCATTTTTTGGAGCACTGCTAAGCAATGTCAGCCAGGTTATTGGTGGAATCATTCAAGTAATCAGCGGAATAATTCAATTCATTACAGGAGTTTTTACCGGGAACTGGAAGCAGGCATGGAACGGCATTGTTAGTATTTTCAAAGGTATATTTGATGGAATCGTAGGCATTGCAAAAGCTCCGATAAATGGTGTTATATCTTTGGTAAATGGTGTTATTAGTGCTGTGAACGGTATGATAAAAGGATTGAATAAAATTTCGTTTGATATTCCGGACTGGGTGCCCGGAATAGGTGGCTCACATTTCGGGCTTGATCTAAAAACGATTGATAAAGTTGCTTATCTTGCAAAAGGCGGAAATCTGTTAAGTGGTACTGCTATTGTTGGTGAGGCAGGTCCCGAAATTCTGCAGCAGATGGGTAATAAAACACGTGTAACACCTTTGAGTGAATCTGGAGGAATTAATCAGGCTAATTTAATTGATTATAAACGAATGGCCGAGGTATTTTCATATGCGCTTACTAAATTGAAAATAAAAGTAGATAAGCGAGAGCTTGCTAAAGTAATCAGGGAGGTGTCTTGATCAAGTGAAGTATGAAGTCAAATATGTTGGAAACAACGAAACTGTTAACCTGATGAAGTCACCTTACCTTTGTAAAGATATTCAGACTTTATTTGAAAATGAACTAAAATATAATTCAACCAATTTCATATTCGATAGTAGAATCTATGTAAATAATTTTTATTTTGAAGGTACTGAAACCAACTTAAATATACAGATTATTGGTAAAAATAAGGCTGGACTTATAAATAAACTTGAGCATGTGTTCAATTACGACTGTAGCCTGTTGAAACCAGGTAAACTGTATGTAAATGATTATTATGCTTACTGCTATTTTATAAGCAGTTCACCAGAAAATTTTGATAGGTTTCTTACTTTTGAGTCAATAAGTTATAAAATTTTATTTTGCAGTAACTGGATAAAAGAGGAAAAATTTGATTTTATTGTTGATGATGATTTTGAAACTAAAACAGGTTTTAAATATCCATTCAGCTATCCTTTTTCTTATAAAGCTGTAAAGAGGGACAGGTATATTAACAATAGTCATTTTTCGCCATGCAGAGCAAGCATAGTGTTTTATGGGCCGTGCACTAATCCTGAAATTAAAATATCCGGATTGATATATCGTGTAGAAGCTGAACTTCTTAAAAATGAGCGTATTGAGATTGATCCTTTTGAAAAGACAGTTATTAAATACACTGAGGACGGAACCAAACTTGACTACATGAATTACCGGTACAAAAAAACAAGTGTGTTTACTCCTATACCTGTAGGTTTGTGTCTATATGAAGCAAATTCTAAATTTTCATGTAGGGTTACGTTATATATGGAAAGAGGTACACCAGAGTGGAAATAATTCATGCAGAACTTATTGAAAATTATTATGGTGACCATAAGATAGAAAACTGGACAACATGGTTTAAAGAACTCAATATTATTACCAAGTTTGAAAAGGCTGAATTTCAAATAGCTAAAGATACTGCTTATGATAAAAATGATTTTGAAATACAGTTAAAGGTATCAGACTATATAGGCTATTCAATCAAAGAAAGTGACTGGATATATATTCCTGAAACTGAATTCGGAGGAAGAATAGAAAAGATTGATCACAGTGATGACGATCTTATAAAAGTATCCGGACCAAATTTTAGATATTTCCTTAACAAGTCTGTTATCTGGCCTAGGTTTAACAACGAATTGAATGCAAGAGAGGATTATTTAGTAATTGAAAATATAGAAGCCAACAAAGCACTAGACGAGCTGTTTAATAATGTGTATTTTAAATGCACTGCTGGCATTTTTAGAGTTTCTGACATAGATACAGAAATTAAAGTAAATGCGAAAGCCAGATATGAATATCTTTGTGATAAAGCTGTTTCTATGTTGGATGAAAAAGGTATGCGTTTAAAAGTTTCGCATTCCTATGAAACAGATACGGTACAATTAAAACTGGAAGCAATAAAAAAGAATAAGTATGATGAACTTTATAATTCAGATTTTAATATTGAGATAAATTCAAAAATTGATTCAACAAAAGCAGTCGATACTATTCTCGCATTGGGAAAAGGAGATTTACATGAACGGAAGCTTTTATTGATAAGTTACATAAAGAGTGAGGATAGATATATCGTGAGCACTCCACTTCATGATGGTGCTTTGGGTAGCGCGGATGCGAGTATGTATGTATATGATTATCCAAATTGTGAAAGTGATGAAGATCTGGCGGATAAAGCTATTGAAGAGTTTAAAAAAGAGCATGTAAAAGTAGAAGAAATTACTTTGAATGTCATAGATGCAAAAGTTGAATTAAATTTAGGTGATATCATAGGCGGAACGGACGAGATAACGGGGCTGCATATAGAAACAGAAATTACGCAAAAGATTTTAACTATTACAAACAGCGAAACTAAATATACATACAAGGTAGGTGATTAAATGTCACAAAAAGGAATAATTATAAACACTTCTGATTCTGGTCATGTAGACGCAAGTGATCATGCAATTTTGTTTAAAGCAATTTTTGGAGCGGGTGGTATTCTTAATGTTGGAAAAAAATTAGAAATTTCAAAAGTAAACAATAATAAAATTCGCATATATGATGGCGTTTACATGATGTCCAATGGTGTGCCAATACGTATTGAAGAGTATGAAGATCTAACAGTTGCATCTGGCACATTAGGGTATAAAAGAAAAGATATTGTAGTAGCTGAATATATAAAAAATGGTTCAGGTGAAGGTAATGACATTGCAAGAATAAAAATTATTACAGGAGAATACTCTGTGACGTCTCCAACAGTACCAACTCTTATTAATTCATCAACTACACTTCAGGAATTGCTATACACATTGACAATTGAGGAAACGACAATGAACATTGATTCAAAAAGACCTTATATATTGAACGGTCTTAATAAAGCAGTGTTTTTTGAAGAATAAAGAAAGGAAAATTTAAATGAGTTTAAAAACAGTACAGGTAATTATTAACGGTGTCTTAACGACACTGAATTTAAACAGCCAGACTGGTAAATATGAAGCGACAGTAATAGCGCCGAATACTTCCAGTTTTAATCAACCAAACGGGTATTACAATGTAACAGTAAAAGCTACTGATAATGCAAATAATATTACTACAGTAGATGCTGATGATCCGACTTTGGGAACAA